GACATACCCATTTCATTTAGTCTATCTCTAAATGGATTTGTTCCTACTTCAGGAACTGTACTTATACCCATGTCTTTTTGCTCATATCCAAAACCACCACCAACATTATTAGAATTCATATTAGGTTGTGCAGGTTGTTGTGTTATACCCATAGCTCTACTTAATACAGTTCCTTCTGGGTTATAATCACTATCAATTAAACTTCTAGTTGCATCTTGAAAAGAACCAAACTCAGGTCTATCACCTAAAAATTTATCTAACATATCTTCTCTTAAAGATTTTCTTCTAAGCTCGTTAGCTAGTCTTTGTTTTTCTTCTTCGTTCATAACTCACCTTTATAATTAAAGTGAAAAGTTACCTTCTGGTTCGTTAACAGGTAGATATAATCTGTTTGGTCCTGCCATACGAATGATTTGCTTCGCACCATCTTTGGATTGCTTTTCTGATAATTTCAATCTGTATTCTTGAAACTGGTTATCATAAGGCAAACCCTTTTGTTTTAAAAATCTCCATATTACACCAAGTGTAATTAAATCTTCGTCTAATACTGTTGTATTTGCATCTGCTGCAAAGCTAGTTGCGTTAGCTGATGAACCAGATGTTATAACCCAGTTTTTACCTATGTATTCAAAAAACACAGATTCTCCTGCTGGGGGAGCTGGGTGAAATAATAACGCATTACCTCTTATTCTAAAGTAATTTGTTATACCACTACTAACACTTGCTTTTAGTCTTTGCCATTGTGCGTTGTTAAGTGGTCCGTAATACTTTCTATCTGTGGTTCTGTTCCACATAGTATCGTTACTAAATCTTAAAAAATCAGAAGCTATGGTACTCATATCTCCTTGCGATTCTGCTGCAAGTGTTGTATGTGCTTCTTCTTTAATTAATGTTTGCCAATCATACCCTGCAACAAGGTTTTTACCTTCTCTATTGGCAGCTGCTAATAATTGTATGTTAGTAGTATCGGTACTACCTACTACAGTAGAAGGAGAGGGTACTCCTATCTCATTAGCTGCATCTTGGCATATGGTTAATAAACTCATTCTTTACCTACTATTAATTGTGGTTTAATATCATGTTCTTTTGCTAAATAATTTCTAGCTTGTTTTCTGCAATCTAATACATCTTTACCTAATCCATGACAAGCACCATCAGATAAGTCTGCTAGTTGTTCTATAGAACTAATACCTTCTAAATCAAAAAATTTTATTTTACTTTTATTAATTGTTTTTAATTTACTTATAGGAGTTGCTTTTGGTATTGGTTTTTTAGTTTTATAATATGCGTTGTATTCAGCAGGAAAATCTTGTTTTACCTGTGCTTCTTTTTCAGTCATTTTATATATAACAGTATTAGGGTCTCCGATTAGTTTAAACTCTACTAAATCTTGTTTACCATCTTCACTCTTAAATATATTTACTCTTAAATTACCCATTTTACTCTCCTAGTTTATAGAGGGCAGTATAAACCACCCTCTATATATTTTAATGCTACAGTGGAAATTGACACATTATTATCTTGGCACTTGCATCTATAGCAGTTGCACAAGCAGAATCAGTAGCAGCATTTACAAGGTCTAGTGTACCATCTCCTGCTCCGATTAATGTCAACGCGTTACCGTCAGCACCTGCTGTTAAAGCAGTTGTTAATGTTGCTGGACCAGTTACTTGAATCCAACAATATTCAGTTGTAGCTGGAGCTGATTGAAGAACACCAGCACCTACTCTAGCAGTATCACTTACATCTGAAGTAACAACAGTTGTTGCTCCAGCTGAAGCTCCACTAGGTGCGTAATATCCAACTACATTGCCAGATACTGCAGCAACAGAACCTGCTCCAACATTATATTGAACATATTTATAGAGTTTACCGTCAGCAGTTTGAGCTATTTGCCCTGGCTGAAATTCAGCACTCGAACTAGTGGCAGTAATATCTATACCAGTTATATAAGACATAGTTTTTTCTCCTTTATTATGCTTGTATGATGCCTTGTCTTGCTCTATTTGAACAAGTCATATTACCTGCCCAAACGACTGGCAATACCATAGCATCTTGGTTAACAGAAGCCTTCTCACCTAAAGGAGAGAATTCTCTACCTTGAGCTGGACGAAGGAATAAATAGTCCGAGTTAAGCATATACATCTTGCTTGTTGGACATTGGTCATCATAGTATACTGGTGCATCCATGAACATTAAGTTCATAAATCCAGCACTAGCATTGTCATCACTTGTAAATCTTTGGTTAGTCTGTAAAGAACTCCAATAGAATTGAAAGTAATTAGATGCTGCTACGATAACATCAGGATGGTCTGCACCTCTAGTTGTACTTAACCATAGTGTGTTCATAGCTGTTTGGATAGTAGTTGCACTAGGTGTCGGTGCACCTGCTGCTGCACTAAAATCATACACTTGGTTTTTCCAGAATGTATAAGTACCTGCGTTAATACCACCAACTGTGTTGGTATTTGTACCAGCTACAATCAACTGTAATCCACCTAGTTCTTTTCCATCAGTACCTGTGCCATCAGCATATAAGCCAGTAGCCATAGTATTTTTTAGAGTTTTTTCTAAGTTTCTTACTCTTGATTTAAGTAAGTTAAAGATTGCTTCTTTACCAGAGTTTTCGACCTGTTCTAAACCTGATATAACCACATTACCTGCTAATTGTTTATAATTAAACTCAGCTGCTGTGAATACATTAGATGTAGATGTATCTAATACCTCGTAGCCACTATACCATTTTGCAGTTGAGTTAGTTGCGTATTCTAATTCCTGCACAATTGTTCTACCTGTGGCGATTTGTTTGTTGCCTTTTCCATCAATATGACGAAGCAAGGCATTACCATTAGTTACGTTATCTGCAAGAGTTTTTGAATATCCTGCAAGAGTAGTTGTAACTATTTCGGTAAACGTACTATTTGGACTTGCCATTTTTATACCTCATTAAGTTATTGTTAAACCCACAACTCATTTAGTTATACCTGCACTACTAATTGATTCCATAAGCAAAGAATCTAAATCGCTAGTTTTAACAGAGCCACTAGGAGGAGCTGTCGCAGTTCTAGGTCTAACTTTTTTAGCCTTTTCAACTGCTGCTTTTCTCTTAGCATCTTCTTCTGCTTTAGCACTTTTTCTTTGTGATTCTAAGGATTGTTTATATAAATTATCGTCTAATCGAACAGCTTTACTATAAGCATCTTCTAAGCCTTTAGCTTCTCCTGCATCTATTAGATTACCCATTTTAACTCTTAATTGCTCAAAATGAGGATATTTTAAATTACCCTTAGTATCAGTTGATTGTGCAAAAGTAGAAATTTGATTTTCTGTTTGCTGTCTAGCCGATTGTAGATTTTGCTGTTTGAACTGGTTTAGTTCAGCAAGTATCGCCTGATTTTGTTGTTGTAGTTGGGTGATTTGAGGGTCGGAATCATTCCAATCCCCAGTGTCTTCGATTGATGAAAGGTCAATGCCATAGCCTTGTGCTAATTGTTTGATTGCCACTTTTGGGTTATTTCTAAGAGCCATATCAGCATTTAGTAATCTGGAAATATATTCGGATTCCCCTATACCACTTGCTGCTATTCGCTGTCTTACTGGAGCTATAACTTTATCTAGTGATTCATAACTTTTGCGTTGTTGAGCTACTTCTTGCGTCTTTCTAGTGTAATCAGCAGTCATCTCTTTATCTCGTTTTAGCATATACTCCTGTGCTTCACGAGGTAAATCTTTAAACGTGCCTTTTACATCTTCTGACCAGTTTTTTGGAGCTTGTAAAGGTGTTTCTTTCGAATCCTCTCCATCAACATGAGCCACTACAGCATCATCAGAAGGTTCTTCTGTAGAATCTTTGGTTTCTGTTTCACTCTCAGGAGCTACCTGGTCTAATGATTCAGAATTAGATTCTTCGGAATTATTTGTCTCCACTTGTTTAGGAGCATCAGGAATAGTAGTGTTTTCTACTTCTTCCTTTGGTGTATCATTGCTAGGTGTTTCAGGTTCTTTATCTATAGTTTGGTTAATAGCACCTTCTAATACAGCTTCTAGTGTCGGTGCTGGATTAGGTGCTGATTCCTGTGCAGGAGTGCTTTCTTGTGTCATATTATCCTCTTTTGTTATTGTTAATCATATTATCCCAAAACTTAGGTTTTGTAGAACTTGTGTAATCATTACCTACTTGCCTAACATTATGTTTCCTTTCGTGTTCTTTTATTTGAGAACGACTGCCTATAACAGTCTTGTCGATTGGAGACACAAATTCTTGTATATCACCCATAACTTGGTGTGATTTTGTTCTTTTTGTTGCTTTAGCAAACTTATAGTTACTTTTACCCCATTGGATATTATCGTAATTTTTATTGTAACTCATCTTTTGCATCCTGATTTAATTGAGCTGCTATTTTCATATCACTTTCTAATAATGCTAGTTCTTTCTTTGCATCCATTCTACCCTGACTAGCTTGTGCTTCTGTAGCTGTTTTATTGCCTACAGTTCTTTCTCTTGATTGTATATCTGCTAGTTTACCTTGTTGTTTTAACTCTTCTTTAGCCATTTCTGTTTGCATTTTTTGTGCAGCAATTCTTTCAGCTTCTGAAGGTTGAGGACCAGCTTGTAATGCTTGTTGAGCTTGTTGTGTTAGTTGTGCTTCTGTTCTATCAATAATATCTTCAAAGTTTCTTCCTACTTTCCATGCACCCATTAAAAATCTTAGTGCTTGAAATGCTAATGGTGTTAAAGCAGGTGATTGGTTTGCTATAGCTACAGTTCTTTCTAAATATCCACCAAATGATTGTAAAAACTCTATTCTAGTTCTTTTTTCTTCTTCTTCATCTGTAAAAATTGTAGCATCTGATTCTATATCTATACTATAACCCCTTAATTTATCATCACGCATTATTTGCATCATTTCTGGAGTAATTGTTAATGCTGTCATAGCAGCTAGAGTTTCTGGTTCATAATGCTCTGCTATAAGTTCTGCTTTAATTCTAAATAAATCTCTTACATATTCAGCTATTTCAGACTGTTTTTTACGCATACGCATACTGCCAAATTGTGCTTTTAATTGTTGTGCTGTAGCAGTTTCACTAGCTTTTGTAGACCCTCTAATAATGTCTGATATGCCTGTTATTTGATAAATAGTGTCTAATACTTGGTTTCTTTGTTGATATAACCCTTGTAATACTTGTGCAATAGGAGCTATATCTTCTTGCTGAAATACTGATTGTAGACCACCTTTTGAGATTAATTGTGCAAAATTCTCTGATGGCACAAAATCATTATCTCCAGCATCTGCTAAATGTGATAATTCTGGTACAGAAGCATCATATACACCTCTTCTTTTTAATCCTTCTATTAAATTACTTATTCTAGTAGTAATTCTGTCTAATTCATCAGCTTGGTCTTGATATAATGTAAACTCAGGTATAGGAACACTGGTTTCATTGGTTCTTATTGCTACTAATGAATCAGGGCAAGGAAAAAATTTTTCTAATCCATAAGGGTCATCATCCTCTGCTAGTATTTCGTTGTAACCTTTTGATACAAAATATCGTTTTTCTTTGTATTTATCCCATATTTCCCACACTTCTGCACGAGAAAATACCTCAGAATACTCTTCTGAGTAGCCTTCTGTAGGTTCTGGAGACCAATTTAGGGGTATATTTGAGGCATTTTTAAAGCCTTTTTCTATTAACTCATCTCTTGTAAGTAAGTGCCTTCTTGCCTTCCAATATACATCTTCTGGTCTTTTTGCAGGACTTTCTCTGTAATCTTCCCAATTTATATACTCAAAGTAGCATCTTTGGTCTGCAATTCTTTCTTCTTCTTGGTCAATCATTATCATATTGCCAAATTCATCTAAAGATTCTACTTGTATGGTTTCTTTTACAAAAATAGGCTCATAAACTACCCAAACTACCCCTCTGCCTGGTAGTAAATAGTCCTCTAATGCAGCTTTTATTGGTTTATCTGCTGAATATACCTCATTTCCGTATTGTAATGCTCTTTCTAGCACTATAGCTACTTGTCTTGTAATAGGGTTATTATCGCTATATCTTCTACGCACATCTGGTTTAGGCATACGAGCAAATAATGCACCTTTCATAGTTTCTGTGTTAGACCATAGGATATTAAACTGCTTATATAAACCTGCACCAAAGCTATCTGCACTTCTTTCATCTCTATAACGTGCTACAACAGCTCTTCCTCTGTCTCTCCAATCTTTTTCAGTTTGGTCGGCACTTTCTAATTCCATTTGCCAGTATTGTGCAGTACCTTGCACTACTTCCATTTCTTTTCTAGTTTCTGCCATAAGTTCCTCTTATTTTTTGAACCATAGTGCCATCTCTATTTATTACATTTTTTAATCTATTTACTAATTCCATGTGTTCTTCTATTGTAAGTTTTTTATTGTCAGGGTATCTAGTAGTGTATGGCATAGTATCAAAATAGTTTCTATCTTGTGCCATATTATATAATTTATCTTCGTCTATTATTACATCCCCTCTTTCATTTCTAAGAGGTTTTCCAAACTCATCTAATTTAGCTACATACTCTCCAGAAATATTATCATATCCTGGAACTGTGTATAATCTATCTGGTTGTTCTGGATTTACTGCTCCTGTAGTATAAACAGTAGTAGGTGTGCCTTTTTCATCAAACATAAGGTTATTATTAATAGAATCTTGATGATACTGCAATAAATTATTTTCTCTTTTTAACATATCTGCCATCATTAATCTTTCTTCTTCGGTCATTAAGTTCCCAAAGTCTGTTTAAGCATTTGTAATCTCATAATTTCTTCATCTATTTCTTGTGGGGTCATAGGACTACCCATAGGACTTATTCTTTCTACAGATG